AATGAACCAGATGAAAGACTTGACAAAGTTACTAAACAAATGTATAATAGTACTTCAGAGTCTGTTCAGGATGTAGAAGACAGAGCATTAAAAGGACAAATGGAAGGATTAGGTTTGAGAGAACCTTTTATGAGTGGTTCTTTAGTGCTACCATGGAAATTAGCTGTAAAACAAACTTTTAAAAAAATTAAAAAGATAGGAGATGATTTCGATAAAAATTTTAAAAATATTAATGCAAAAAAAGATTTTCTTTTAAATAAAGACAAAAAAATGAAAGATTATTTAAAAAAATTATCAGATGAAGAACTTTTTTATTTAGAACATTATTTAACTAATGATAAACCTTTAGCATATTTACCTTTAAATGATAAATATTATGCAAGATTATTAGACAAATTAACTCCTAAAGATTTTAAAAATTAATATGAATATAGAACAATGTAAAGCTGAAATAAAAAGACACGAAGGTGAAGTGTTAAAAATATACGAAGATAGTTTAGGCTATAAAACTTTAGGCATTGGACATCTTTGCCAACCTGAAGACCCTGAGTATGCTTGGGAAGTAGGAACTAAAGTATCTCAAGAAGTTGTTGATATGTATTATGAACAAGATTTTAAAAAACATCATGAAGAAACTATACATGTATTTGGAACAGAGGAAGAATTTTATTTACTACCAGAAGTAATACAACATGTATTAGTTAATATGTGTTTTAATTTAGGTGGTACAAGATTATCTAAATTTAAAAATATGTTAGCTGCTTGTCGTAAACATGACTGGGCTGAAATGGCTAGACAAATGGAAGACAGTCGTTGGTTTAATCAAGTGGGTAGAAGAAGTATTGAATTACAAAAACAAGTATTAGAATGTTGCAACCTTAGAGAAATAAAATGAAAAATATATTAAAAAATATAGTAGGTGCTGTAGCTCCAACATTAGGAACTGCTCTTGGTGGTCCTATGGCTGGTATGGCTGGTAATATGATTGCTGAAGTTTTAGGTGTACCTAATAATCCTAAAGCTATAGAGAAAGGTATAGCAGAAGCTACGCCTGAACAGATGTTAGAACTTAAAAAAGCTGAACAAGCTTTTGAAGTTCAAATGAAAGAACTTGATGTTGATGTATTTAAACTAGAAACACAAGACAAACAAGATGCAAGAAGTAAATTTAGTAAAGACTGGACAGCTCGTATCATGGGCATAGCTACAGTAGGTGGTTTTTTAGGATATATATTTTTAGTAACATTACAACCACCAGAGCAGAACTCTGAAGCTCTTATAAACTTAGTGCTAGGTTATCTTGGTGGTTTAGCATCAGCAGTAATTAGTTTTTATTTTGGAGCTTCCAATACAAACGACAAATAAAAGGAGATAAAATGTCAAAAGGAGAAATAAATAGAAATTTTTTTGGACCATTACTTATATTAACTTTAATGGCAATGTCGTTTGCTGCAAGTGCAGATGACTGTACTGCTGGTACACAATATTGTGAAGATAATAATTTAACTACAACGAATAATACAACTACAACAAATACTAATACTAATAATAATACTAATAATAATACTAATACTAACACTAATACTAATACAAATACTAATACAAATACAAACACTAATACAAACACTAATACTAATACCAATAATAATACTAATGTTAATACATCAACTAACACAAATAATAATACTAATACTTCCACATCTACCAGTACTAATACCAATACTAACAATAATATTAACACAACTACATCTAACTCTACTGTAAACTCTACAGTAAATCAAAATGTAAACAATAATACTAATTCTACTACTAATAATACAAATACTAATAACAATACAAATATTAATCAGTCTACTTCAGACTCTAATGTTACTACTAATAATACTAACAACAATAATAACAATACAACATCTGATAATACCAATAGAAATATTAATGAGTCTAACTCAACACAAACAATAAGACAAGAAATAAAAAGTAAAGCACCTCCTGCTTCTGCTATAGCACCTAGTATTATGTCTTACTCCCAAGACCTTTGTACTGTTGGTCGTTCTGGTGCTTATCAAGGACAAGTATTTGGTATTTCTACAGGAAGAACAGTTACTGATACTAACTGTGAACGATTAAAACTTTCTAAGTATCTTTACGATACCGGCATGAAAGTAGCTTCAGTTTCAATACTATGTCAAGACCCTAGAGTATTTAAAGCTATGGAAATGGCTGGTACTCCTTGTCCTTATCAAGGTAAGATAGGTAAAGAAGCTTCTAACGCTTGGTCAGAAAATAAATCTAAAAGACCTGATGCTAAAGAACAATTAAAACTTTTTATAAAAGAATGTACTAACGATGAAAATCCTAAAAGGGATAACATAAATAAAGATGTAGTTGGGTTAGTAAAGAAAACCTATACAGCTAAAACTAAAACTAAAAGACAATGCAAAAAAGAATTTTATGCTACGCAATAGCGTGTCTATTAAGTCTTAATGTCTTTAGTGATTATATCTATGAAGGCAATCAATCTTTAATAGACCTTACCAATCAATTAAATACAACTAATTTAAACTCTGGAGATGACCAACTTTCTTCTCCTTTTAATTTAAATTTTACTTTTAATTTTTATGGAGAATCTTTTACATCTGCTCGTATGGCTACTAATGGATGTCTTCATTTTGGGTTAGGTACAGGTAATATAAATTATAATAATTACTGTGGTGATTATACGCCTGACCCACTTCCACAATATAATTATACTTTATTTCCATTTTGGACTGACCTTATTAGAGATAGTAACTCTAAAATGTTAGCCAAAAACTTTGATGATAAAACAGTCTTTGGTTGGTATGACATGCGTGAATATAATCGTTCATCTGATAATAGTTTTGAGGTTATACTTTGGCACAATGACTCTTATGAGTTTAGATATGGTGAGTTAGATATTATCAACCATGATGTTTTAATTGGTGAGCAAGGTAAATCAAATGAAATATATACCTATTATTATCACGATGAATGTAATACAGGAACTACCAACACTTCAAGTTGTTACAATTATGACTGGAATAACTCTGATAAAAACGATAACTTAGAAAATGGTGGTTCTTTATATTATTCACCAATAGATTGTAGTAATCCTTTAAATGATACAAGTTGTACAGGTTATGCTGATGCATATCAAGCACAACAATGTGATATAGACCAGTTATATTCTGAATCATGTCCTTACTATTGGGAAGCCTATGATGACCTGCAATGTGATTTAGACCCACAATATGCACCATTCTGTCAAGGTTATAGGCAAGAAAATTCAGTAGCTTACTTTGAAGAAAACTTTGATTATGGTTATCAAGAAGAGTATGACATGTATGACACTTTTGAAGAACCTGAAATATTTGAAGAGTATGTATTTGATTTTGAGTATGATTTTTTTGAAGAACCTGAGTTAATATTTACAGAAGAAATAATCTTTGAACAACTACTACCACTTGATGAATTTATAGAGCCTCTTCCATTTATACGAGAAGAAGAAGTTTTTTTACCTGTTGAAGATTTAATGATTGAAGAGTTTGTATTTCAAGAAACATTTATTGAAGAAGTGGAGGATTGGTTTGAGGAAGAGACAATTATTGAAGAAGAACTTGCGTATGCAGAGGAGTCGGAGGAAGAACTTATTGAGGAGATTATTGAAAAAGAAGAAGTTATAGAAGAAGAAATACAAGAAGAAGAACTAATTGTTGCTGAAGTAACATCTGAAGGTAAGAGTTCGATAAGTAGAGAAATGGCATTAAACATTGTCTCCTCCACTTTAAACACAGCTCAAGCTAGTGTTAGTGGCACTACATCAGGTAACTCTATACATTCTACTGGTGGCACAACAGGAGCTTCTAGCGTATTATCATCTAGTTCTGGTGGTGTAAGCATTAGTAATTCACCTAGTATATCAGAACAATTTGCATCTTCTACTGCACAAAACAATCAAGTGTTAGAAATGAGTTCTAATATTACAAGCTCTACAAATGTTGAAACTGAACCAGTTGTAACAGTTGAAACAATAAGTGTTGCAGTCGATACAACATCTACTCAAACTTTACAAACTCAAATAGACATGTCAACCTCTACAGATTCATCAGTTACAGAAACTGAACAAACTGTAGCTAATATAATAGCTCAAAACTTACAAGATGCTCAAGATGATTTTGAATCTAAACAAGAAGAAACAGGTAAGTATGGGTCAGAAAATACTATTATATCTTACATGGGATTTGTTCCTGACTTTAATAAGTATAGATTAATAACTTTACCAGACCAAGAAACATGGTACGAACCAAAAGATATATACGCTAATAATATGCTGTCAGATAATATAGAAGGTTTTTATCAAATGGCAGGTCAAAATTTAGACACATTAATTAAAATAAAAGAACTACAACCAAAATTATAGGAGAACATTATGGATTGGTTACAAAATAAAACAACACAGTTTATTGCATTAATAGGTATTATTGGAACTCTTGCAGGGTTTGGATATCAAGGAGCAGAATATATTAATAGATTAGAAAATCTTGAAGCTGCTGTTGGTGGTATTGCAGATACTGAAGATGCTCAAAATATAATTGAAGAAAGGTTTGGTAAGATAGAAACATCAGTTCAGTTTTTAGAAAAAGAAATAGACAATATATCTGTTCCTGATGTAACTGAAATTAAAACTGACATTGCTACAATTAAAGCAGACCTTGAAACTTTAGCTAGAGATATATCTAAACTAGAAAGTGAACTAGAAAGTGGTAATCCTTTAGCTGGTTAAATGAAAAAAGAAACAAAAAAGAAAATACTTCAAGCAGCTAATCTTTCTCCTAGTGAATATTGGATAGAAAAAATTGTAGAAGTACACCCAATGAGACAAGTAACTATTATGTCTGTTGTACAATTTAGTGTATTTATGTTTATGTTACTATCTTTTAAGATAATATCATTTTTATTCTAAAATAAAGAAAATTAACCTCACAGGATGCTCGAGGTTAAACATTTAGAGGGTAGTTAATACCTTTGCTTCAAAAAGAACTATTATTTAACCACGAGCTTCTCTGTGCCTCTGAGAGGATTTAGCTATTTTTAACCAGAAATCTTAATCTTTTTTGGTCTTTCGTTGTCTGGTATGTTTTTTTCTAGTATAATTTGTAGAATACCATCAGACATTGTAGCTTTTTTAACTTCCACATGTTCT